TCTGGGTCTGGGACTGGCGATTATGTCGATTCGAACCCGACTAGTGATGGTCGTAACTTCTCACCGGGCACCATTAGCTCGGTTAGTCACGCCCATACAGTCACGACTCCTGCGGTTGCTACTGGCGATGCTCAGGGAGCGCACAACCATAACGCCGTAGTCAATGAAGTTGCTGCAAAAAATGCATCCCAGCCTCATGAAAACATGCCTCCTTACTACGCCCTGACGTACATCATCAAGCTCTAATCTAAGGAGGCGCCATGACTAGACTCGAGTGGGACAAGATCGACGAGCGCCTCTACGAGACTGGAATCGACCGCGGCGTGTTATATTTGCCGAGTAGTCCAGGCATTTACGATGATGGCGTCGCATGGAATGGGCTTATCTCCGTCGATGAAGATTTCGGGAATGAAGACCCCAAAGCGAGCTTCTTCGACGGAGTTAAGTACCTAGATCGATATTCTTTCGGCGATTTCGCAGCCACACTCAATGCTTATACCTATCCTGACGAGTTCCTTCCGTTTCAAGGTGTGGTAGACATTGGGGAAGGCGTCTACATCGACATTCAGGGTCCAGAAGTATTTGGGATGTCTTATCGCACCATGCTAACCAATGGTGAATACCGAATTCATCTCCTGTATAACCTGACTGCCGTTCCAGACGACGTTACATACTCAAGCTTGAACGATTCTCCTGAGCCAGTTAACTTTAGCTGGTCTATATTTGGGGTTCCTGAGAGCGCATTTGACTTTCGCCCCACTTCGCATGTGATTCTGGACTCTCGATTCTTGAGCGATGAGATGTTGAAGATTCTCGAGGACATTATCTATGGTCATTCGGGCTATTCATCAGACACCGGAACTATCGACGGACTCTTCCCCTGGACTATTCAGACGGACGAGCTAGACGGTGGACTAGCAGGCAACGTAGGACCAGGCACGGTTGATGGCGAGACCATTATTCTCCCTCCGGTCAAGCCCTCACTGCCCCATCTCGAGGATCTCATCGGTATGGTCGTCAATCTCCATCCGAGAATCATCATGCCCGAGCGGGTTACTGGTCTTTCGTACCTCATCGATGGTTCTGGCGACCTTACGTCCTCGCATATTCCTGGTATTTACGACGATCTGCCTCTTACGAGGCTAGCTCCGTCCGAGATTGAGGGCCTTTACTTGTTGAGTGGAGCGATCGAATGATCACCATCTCGTCTTCGGGCGATTTCAACAACACAGATAAGTTCCTGAAGCGCATAACTGAGGGTAAGAACTTCCAAGTCCTGAGTCGATATGCTGCGGAAGGCGTTTCTGCTCTCATGGCTGCTACTCCACAAGATACTAGTCGAACTGCTGCCTCTTGGTACTACGAAATCCTGGAAGGCGCCGGTGAGCACGCAATTATTTGGGGTAATTCCAATGTTGTGGACGGTCGTCCTATTGCAATTCTCATCCAGTATGGGCACGGCACCAGAACCGGAGGTTATGTGGTCGGACGAGACTATATCAACCCGGCATTACGAGGGATATTTGACCGGTTAGCCAATGACGTTTGGAAGGAGGTGACCTCAGCATGAGCGGTGTAGACAGTCGCATTGTAACCATGAAGTTTGACAACGCCCAGTTCGAACAGGGTGCTAATCAAACCATGGGAACGCTAGCAAAACTGAAAGCAAGTCTGAATTTCTCTGGTGCCGGTGCTGGTCTAGAGGGTCTTGCTGGAAGCCTTGCTACTACTGATGGTCATGTCTCCAAACTCTCAGCAGGCTTTGTTGCACTAGGCACAATGGCCGTAACGGCAATCGCCAATGTTACGACCAAGCTTGTTGACATGGGCATTGAGATGTACAAGTCCATGTCCGGCATCAACGCCATGAAAGATGGGTTCTCCGATTATGAGTTGAAAATCGGAGCCACCCAGACCATTATGGCTGGTACTGGCGAGAGCATTGACGTCGTTTCGGCTGCTCTGAAGGAACTCGATAAGTACGCAGACGATACCATTTATTCACTGTCAGACATGACCAGCAACATCGGCAAGTTTACCAACGCCGGTGTCAAGTTGGACGTTGCTGTCGGTGCAATGAAGGGTGTTGCGAACGTTGCAGCTCTTTCGGGTGCTAATGCCGATGAAGCTGCTCGAGCCATGTACAACCTGGGCCAGGCTATTGGCAATGGCGCCGTCAAGCTTATGGACTGGAAATCAGTCGAGCTTGCCAACATGGGTACCAAGGAATTCAAAGAGCAGTTGATTGGCGCTGCCATTGCTGCTGGTACTCTTGAGAAGGGCATCGATGGCGCTGGTGTCACAGCCAAGGGTAAGGAAGTCGATTTCAAGACTTTCAACTCAACGTTGGCCGATGGCTGGCTTACCGCAGAAGTTCTGACAGACACGCTTGGCGATTACGCCGATAAGACTACTGATATCGGTAAGCGGGCGTATGCTGCAGCCACAGAGGTGAAAACCTTCAGCATGATGATGGAGACATTGTCTGCTGCAGCTGGTACTGGTTGGACCGATACGTTCGAGATCCTGATTGGTAATCTGCCAGAGGCCACAGAACTATGGACGGGCCTTACAAATACCATTGGTGGATTCATTGGTGCTTCTGCCGACGCTCGCAATAAGGTACTCGGTGACTGGAAAGAACTGGGCGGCCGTACAGATCTGATCGAAGGCATTAAGAACGTCTTCCACGGTCTAATGAGCGTTCTCAAGCCGATCAAGGACGCTTTCCGATCTATATTTCCGGCCTCAACAGGCAAGCAACTTGCGGACGCAACAGCGAAGTTCAGGGAATTTACTTCTCACCTCACCTTGAGTGGGCCTGCAGCCGAGAACTTGAAGCGCATCTTCAAGGGACTCTTCTCTATATTCTCAATTGTGTGGCAGGTCGTCAAGGGCGTCGCTAGTGCATTTGGTACTCTCTTTGGCGCCATTCGAGAAGCTATTGGTGGGGGTGGCGGAGGAATCCTCGCGCTGGGTGCCCATCTAGGCGACATCGTCTCTGGGTTCGACACCTGGTTGAAGAAGACCGACATCATTGGCAAGGCTCTTAGGACGATGGGCCAGGCTATTGGCACTGTCGTTGGTAACATCTCAGCTCTTGTCGGGGCTTTCGTTGCCCTGTTCACCGGAGATTCTACGCCTTGGCTGGATGGTCTCACTACCAAGTTTGCCTCGGCTGGGCCGATCATCGATGGTCTACGATCCACGATCGAGACCTTTGTTACTCAGGTCAAGGGCTGGCTCGGCGGGCTTACCGGCCTATTCGACTTCGGTTCCGATGTGGAATCTGCAGCGACTGGTTTCGACACCGTCAATGCCTCCGTCGAAGAGGGAATTACCCTTGCCACTATACTCAAGGGCGCCTGGGATCTATTCATTCAAGGTCTGAAAGGTTCCCCTGGCGCATTCGGGAAGCTTCTGAGTGGTGCAAAGGCTGCGTTTACCGGGGTCAAGGACTTCCTGAAGGAGAACTTCAGCAACATTGGCCTTCAGGATATTCTGTCGATCGTTAATACCGGCTATTTCATTATGCTCTTCCGAACCATCAAGAAGTTCGTCGAGAACATTGGTGGGTTCATGGACTCCTTCTCTGGGGTCCTTGATCAGGTTACTGAGAACCTCAGTGCCATGGAGAAGAACGTCAAGGCAACTGCCATTCTCAAGATCGGCATTGCCCTTCTCTTGCTAGCCATAGCTGTTGAGAAGTTGTCTCGAATTGATATTGTCAGTCTCGGTAAAGCTATGGTGGCCCTAGTCATCATGCTGAAGATTCTGACCAAGTCGCTAGAATCTCTTGCAGAGGAAAGCGAAGAAGCCACTAAGAGTGGTGGCGATCTGATCAAGATTGGCGTTGCTCTTGTTCTACTCTCCCTTGCAATTCTAATTCTGGCAAGTGCTTTGCAGATCATTGCGAAACTAAGCTGGGAAGAGATTGCAAAGGGCCTCATCACCGTTGCCGTCTTGATGGGCGTCCTGGTCATAGCAGCTAAGGCCTTCGAGAAGTCTGGCGGAGCCAAGGATATTCTAGTTGCTGCAACGGCTATGCTCATTCTGTCCTTTGCTCTTATAGCATTCGCAGGCGCTTTGAAGATGTGGGATGAGCTCGACGCGTCTACCATCATGGATGCTATTTGGAAGATCATCGTTGTGCTAGTGGGTATTGCTATAGCAATGAAGGCCTTCCCGAAGGACTCTGAGCTGATCAAGATCGCAACTAGTCTCTTGATCTTGTCTGCGGCCCTGGTTATTCTCTCTCTTGCCCTGAAGATCATGGCTAGTATGAGCCTGACAGACATTGCTAAGTCTCTTGGGGTTCTAGCAGGGTCCTTGTTCATCATTAGAGCGGCCCTTAACGGTATGGAGCAGACGCTAAAGGGTTCTGCTGCGTTGTTTATCGCTGCAGCAGCAATTCTTGTGCTAGCGATCGCCCTGAATCAGCTACAGCAACTGGGGCTTGTAAACATCATCGAGGCTCTTCTGGGTCTCGTACTGGTATTTGCGGTTCTAGGGGCGGCAGCCTACATTCTTGGGCCGCTAGTCCCGGTCATCCAAGCTCTCGGCATTGCCATGCTTATATTTGCTGCGGCAATTCTGCTAGCAGGTGTTGGCATGGTGGCCTTCGCATTCGGTCTCTCTCTGCTGGCTTCATTGGGTATGGCTGCGCTTACCATGCTCATCGAGATGCTACCCCTCGTGGCGACGCAGTTCGCTCTCGCAATCGTGGCCTGGGTTAAGGTCATTGGCGACGCAGCACCAGTAATCGCACATGCGTTTGTACAGATCATCACGGCAATGATCGACGCGGCTCGAGAGCTTCTACCGTTGATTCCACCTCTGGTGTCCGACATGCTGGACACGTTCCTCGAGGTGATGGAAGATGCGATCCCCAAGATTGCAGAAGCCGCTCTCAACTGGCTCATCTCTATTCTAGAGTCGATCAGTAACAACATCTACCGCATTGTCACGGTAACGCTAGCTATCATTACGAAGTTCCTCAGGGGGCTGGCTGATGGTATCCCGGACGTTATCGACGCCGGTTCAGATTTGCTTGTCGCGGTTATTGATGGTATTGCCGAGAACATTGACGACATCATCGATGCTGCTGCCGATTTGGTTGTAGCGTTCCTAGAAGGTCTCGCCGACGCGATTGACGAGCATTCTTCTGAGATCAACAAGGCCGGTGGAGACATCGCAGAGTCCCTTGTTAAAGGCATCATCGGCGGTATTGGCAGTCTTGCT